CTTATAGAATAATTTTCTAAATAGTTTAATCATTATGCTGCCTCTACTTTAGTTGGTCTTTTGAAAAATCCAAAAGATGAATCTGTATCTGAAACTGAAACAGTTGCTAAGAATTTAATATTTAGATCATTAAGTTCTTTGTCTAAAAGTTTGCTTGGCACTGAACCCCATAATCTAAAACCTCTCATGTCTTCAAATAACATTTTAAGAGTTCCGCCAAATTGATTTTCTTGAAATTTAGTATTAATAATTTTACCTTCAAACTGTATTCTATCTTCAGTTACAGGAACTATTTGTTTATATTCTAACTCTTTGTATTGAGACATAAAATTCTGTGTAATTTCTAATGATCTTTGTTCCCATATAGATTTTTTAATTCGTAGTTGTTCTTGATGGTCATAAGAACCTTCTCCCCAAGAATTCATGTCTTGCTTAGAAGTAATTTTTAGAGGTTGATCGTCAACAATATTTTTTGCTTTAGAAACAGCATTTTCATAAACAGTAGATAAATTTTGGATATGCTTACAATCAACAAATGGTTGTGAAACGCCATCAAAATAACGACTTGTGTTAATAAATGTTTTTCTTAGTGTATAAAATATTTTATGTGAATTTTCAGATTGCCCTGTAGCAATAAAATAATAAGAAGGATTATTAGTAGCAAACTCTAATTCTATTTCGTGATTCATTCTATTTATATTCATTTAATTAGTTTTATTAATTTATAAGATAATTATACACCCATATTGGAATAATGTGCAAGGATTATTTATAAAGTTTTCTGATCTTATCTTTTATGAAAGGTGCATAAATAATTACTGGCTCATCTTTGCCTTTAACTTTTATTTCATCTATTCGCTGACAAGCTGTATTAGCTTCGTTGTATGTGTATTGAGATATAAGTATAGGCGTGTCGTATGTTCTTGTTTGCACTTCTAACCTAGCACCAAGATTTACTGCATCTCCAACTACTGAATAATCAAATCTTAACTCTGAACCCATATTTCCTACAATACAAGTTCCTGTATTAATACCAGTACCAATAACCACAGGCGGTAAATCTAAACCATCTAGTTTTAATTGTGCATTAAGCTGTTCTGTCAGTAATTCTATTTCTATAGCTGTTTTTACACCCATTTCTGCATGATTCTCACAAGGTAAAGGTGCGTTCCAAAATGCCATTATGCAATCACCCATATACTTATCTATAGTCCCACCATTTTTAAGAACTACCTTAGTCATGCTATCTAAGAACAGATTGATTAGCTCTACTAAGCCTTCAGGGTCATCATTTTTCATATAGGCTTCTGATATAGGCGTAAAACCTACAATATCCGCAAACATAAAAGTCATTTCTCTCCTATCTCCGCCTAATTTCATTAATGATGGGTCTTTTACAATCATATCTACCATATCAGGAGATATATAAGTGCCAAATTGACCTTTAATCTGTTCTCTTAGCTTCCATTGTTCTCTAAATCTTATATAGAAGATCACAGCTCCAGTAATAAACTGAGATATTAAACTCCAAGTAACGTCTATTAATAAACCCCTGTGGATAAGCGCATATCCTGTATAAGCTGTTAATAACATAGTTAATAGAGCTAATATAATTCCATAGGTTATGCCAAAGTAACTCAATACAAGCCATGTCAGAGCCACTGATATAGAAAATATTAGTATTTCAGCAGCTAAAGACCAGTCAGGTATATATGGACTATCTTCTATTAATATAGATTCAGATAGAGCTGCTTGTATTTTGTGTGGTTCCAAAAGTAAACCATTAGGTACACCTATCTGCGGCATTACGCCATTAGCTGTAACTCCAACAAACACGAACTTTCCTGCAACATTCATCTCTTTTAGATCAGTTTGTGGCGTATCTACCCAACTAATCCATTTACGACCAAGACTATCAGTTTTTATAGGTGGTATTCCTCTTATTGATATTTCTTCTATACCAATATCATTAGTTTTTATAATATAAGTCTTTACACCAAATAATGCTTTATATATTTGTGTTCCGAATGCAGGAATCCAGTTGTTATCAGGCGTACTTACAAGAAGTGGGATTCTTCTAACCAAAAGGTCAACTTCGGTGGGAGCAATGGCTAAACCCTGTAATGTGTTTATAGCTAGAGTGTTCAGGTTTTCCTTAACTCCCATTGATACTATACCATTAACATGACTGCCTTTAACAACAGTTCCTGTAGGTTTTGGATAATTACCACTATTATCTTCAAACATAGCAATTACAGAGGGTGCATATCCTAATGTAGTTGCAAATACCTCGTCACCACCCATACGATCAGGTTCAGGAAAGCTCATAACCCAACCGACACCTATAGCACCACTATTTATAAGATCAACTTGTATTTCTGCTAATCTTCTTCTAGGGAATGGATAACCACCCTCACGTGCTACATCTTCTTCTGTAATATTAAGTATTACAAAATTACCTGAAGGCTCATATTGTTTGATTAAAGCATCAAAGGTTCTTAGCTTTATTATTTCTGTTAGAGTGCTTTGAAATATAAGTGGTAGTGATAATAGTATTATTAAAGGCAATAAAATTCTTTTCATTATTCACTCTGCGTTATAGTTATAACTGAATCTCCACCACCATTAATCTTAACAACATTAGAGACACCATCTTGTATGATAATGAGAGTATAGGCATCATTACCATTTAAGTCTAACCTGACAGAATCATTTACACTTCTTCTAACGCTTATTACATCACCTGCTACTAAAGTTGTTATCTGAGTGTCAGGGTCTTGACCAAGTTTTGTACCAGTAATATTTACACCAGCAGATTCAGCTAATGCATCTTCTTCATCTCCAACCGCTAATGAATCTAGAACATTTAATAAATCTTCAAGATAGTTAGTATCAAGATAGTTAATATCTAATTCTGTAAATTCTAATTCATCTTCTGCGAAAAAATCTTCGTCAAGGTAATCTATATCTAAGTCATTGAAATCTAGTATGTTTTCTTTAGCGTTCTGTGATACTTCTTCTGTTAGGTTTATTTCTTTTTTTGGCGGTGTAACAATTAACATATTATCAATTATGTCTAATGTTAAATCTAATATGACTGGTTTACTTGGTGCATTTTCAAACACATTGACAGTAGTTGCTTCAAAGGGTTTATTAAGTATTACACTTCCCAAAGCTGTCACAACTTCTATTTCTCCACTAGATAAACCGTAAGCATCAGGTAATAGTATTATTAAGCTACGACCTAGTTCATCTACTGTTGCTGTAAAATCAGTTCCACGAATGGCGATATTTGCAGTAGGGGTTTTTAACTTTATGTTTTGTTTATCTATTCTATTTAGATTGCCTGTAATAAACCTTGCTGTACCTAATCCAAAGGTAAGAGCCATTTTAGACTTACTAGGGTCAGGGTCATAGATGTATTCGTCAATTAGAAGTTGTGAGTGTTCTGTTAGTTTTACTACAGAGTCGTCTAAGAAGGTTATAGCCATTCTACCATTCGTAGTAATAGCTTCATCATTGCTTTGTATAGCAAATTCTAAATTAGCATCGTAAGGTTTATCTCTTACAATTTGCGCTGAACCATTTAGTTCAGATATGCCACCAATATCAACAGCTAGTGCTGGTTCCTTGATCGTTTTGGATAATGCAAACTGTGGAAGCAGCATTGCCACCAACACTAATAATCTTAAGCCAGTCATTATCTTGTGTGCTTAACTGTTGTATGTTGAACGTTCTTTGTCCACCTGTGTGATCTAACCAAAAGTAGCCTCCTGCTGATGCGCTAACACCTGTACCAGTATAATTAACTGTATTATCACTACCATCTATATCCATATAGTTTGTAGCACCATCAATATTTATATTTGAGGTTATAGTGTTATTAGAACCTTGAATAATCCAATCTAGGTCTAAAGTACCTGCTAATGCAGTTGTACCTTGATTTAAAGTAAATGTATTACTAGAACCAGTAACAGCAATATTTTGATTAGATGAATCAGCACCAAAAGTATTACTAGGGTCAACTTGTATAGTAAAAGTATTATTATTACCAGTAAATTCATAGAAACCAGTAAAACTATCTGCCCATATATCACCTAAAAATTTATTAGTATTACCAATCATATTAATATCAATAGTCATAGTAGTACCATCAATATCAAAAGCGTTTAAATTACCTGCAGTTGAATTAAGTCCACCAATGATGTTAGATATGCCTAATTGTTCTATATCAAGATTTAATGTTGTACCGCTTTGATCTAAATATATTTCGTTATCAGCCGCGAATGTTGGCAATGCAGTCAGCATCACAATCAGGCTTGTCAATTTTAGTATCTTCATGTTTCCAAAAACTCCTATCGTAACCGATATTTATTAGTTCTAAGACTGCTCCTTCAATAGCTTTCATCAAAGCAATCGTAGTTGATTCGTTGCGTGAATTACCTAATTCAACCTCAACTAATTCAGTACCCATTTCTATGAAGCGAAATACATCTTCTGACTTTCCATAACTAAATATGGTTTTTTGGCTTAATACTTCTATAAGTATCTCACCTGTTGCAACTGATACCATGCGAAGACTAACTGTTATATTGTCCTCTCTATATTGTATGCTTGTTCCAATTCCTAGATACCTAGCACCAATACCACCAGTTGACAAGTTACTATCATAACTTATGACAGCACCTTCTAGCAATACACCTGCAAATAGCAGTGGTGGTACATTCTTATCTTCACCATCTTTTGCAAATTGTTCTCTAGCACTTCTTATAAGCTGTCTTTCTTTTACGAGGTTTTCTAAACCAACTCTTTCAACGACTCTAAAGAACTCACCATTACTAGCGTGTTTTAATGATCTTATTAATAATGTATAGGGTGCTTGTGTTACAGCAGTTGAAAATAAAGCAAACTCACTATTGCTTTTTCTTTGTCCTGTTTGATCTGTAAAAGCTGAAGGATAAACAGCGACTATAGGTTGTATTATAGGTTTTTTAACTAATGCAAGTTCTTTAGAGTGTAATTCTTCTATTTTAACTACATCATATGCTTTAAATCTTTGCTCGTATGTATCAGCATACTGGTCAAAGATAGAGCAACTAGAAAGTGAAGCTACCAATAGGAATCGTAATATGAGTGATTGTTCCATCTTGCTCGGTTATCTTCAGGGTTAAATAAGTTCCATCTGAACTGTATTCTATAGTATTGCCTTCTAAGGTTATAGTTCCGCTATCTTGTGGTGTTTCACCAAACAAATTAGCTATAAGTTGTCTTGATAGTTCTGCATATACACGCGATTCAAAATTACGAATAAAACGTTGAACTGTAGAATTTTCTTTGTCTCTTTCTGCTTCTTCTATAGCAGCTTTTATTTCATCTTTAATAGTTTGTCTACGATTAAATTCTTGATTTTCAATAGTGAGATAATGACTTGAAGTATTGACACCACTAAAAGATGGTGACTTAAACTTGTGTGTTATTTGATCTGCTTTAGCATTTATACTTAAAACCCCTAAAAATAATATTAAACCTATAGATAATATAATTTGTAACAGTTTATCTTTTTCAGCTGCATTTTGTTTTTTTAAAATATCAGCTTTACTAGGTCTCCCTCTTTTCTTTTTTTCTACCATTTTTATATACCTCTTGTTCTTTTAATTCTAAAACAGTATTAACTTTCTGTTGTAAGCGTATCATATCTTGGTCTAAAAGACGAAGTTGGTCAGTAAGTCTGATTATGGTTTTCTTCATTTCTGAAACAGCAGGGTCAATAGTATTAGTGATTGTCTGCCATACAAAGTAAACGAAATAACCTAGACCTACTACCATAATTGTAGTGAATCCAAACTTCTCTACTAATACAACTATGTCCATTAATCCCTTCTAGCATCTATCTTCCCATCTTCAACAAAGTTTTCTGCTCTCGCTATTCTGTCTAGGTCAGGAGATAAATCTAAAGCACTAGATACACTTGTATCAATGCGTATAATATCGTTATTCATTATTGATGCTCTAGTAATAAGCATCTTTGTAATACCTTGTATGCCTTTTATATCGTTAACAAGATTACCCATAAGTTGTTTCATAATTAAAAATATAAAGTAACCCATAACAAGACCACCTGCTATGGGTAAACCGACCTTTTCTATAAGGTCAAATACTTTCATTAATCGTTACTACCTTCGCCCTTAAATGACTTAGAAGAACCTGAAGTACCTGCATATAGTCCGAACCAAGCTGCACCTGCACCTACAACAACAGATATAAGACCTGACTGTTCAAAGCTTGGTTCATCTAAACCCATGAACCACATAACAGTTGTGTAAAGTAAAATTATATAAACAGTTAAGAATGCTCTAGGAAAGATACGCCATGAATCTACTGCTTGTGCTAAATGAATCCATTTTTGATGTGGGTTAACATTTGTTACATCTTCTAGTTCTCTGATCTTATCTTTAAGTTCACCGATTTCTTGTATCATAGCCATGAACTTATTTAAGTCCATTTCTACTTCATTTCTATCCATGTCGCCACCAAAACGACCACTACCCATATTATCCATAATTTACTCCTTTTTTAAGTTGGTTCTGTTGGAAAAGTTACATCATTAAAACTAGTTGCACTAGAGTTGTTTGCAGGTAAGTCTCTTAAAGCTTGTCTATAAGTGACCCATTCTGCTTTTTTTGAATCTGTTAAAGGTGTGTCAAATGTTTGTGTCCAATCACATTGTTGTAAAAGATAATCTCTTTTTTTTCTTAATCTATTTAAAAAATTAGGTGTATATGATTGTGCATTACCATCTATTATTTTGTATTCATTTTGTCTGTATATACCTTGTATTATGCTATCACCAGTATTGATTGCTATTTCATTAACATTGTCACAACCACTTGTGCCAGTCGTGTGTATTAAGCCTGTGCTTGTATTGTAAATTGTGTAATCAATCATGTTGTATTATCCATATATACATACATACTTTGATATGTACTGTTGTGAGTTCCACCAATCCAATTAATCCTCCAATATACAGTTTCTTGACTGCTAGATAATCCACTTATAGTACCTTGCCACATAAATACATAAGTTCTAAAAGTACCAGCATCAGATGATACGACAGGAGATAAGGTTGTTACACCACTTAGGAAATTTGGATTAAAACAATATTGAATTTTACCATTTCTTGTATCACCTAAAACAGCACTGTATAAAACTTGAAAAGTTGCACCATTTCTAACATTGTTGACTGTTATTGGTAAAAATGTAGTTTCAACACTATTTATTTGATCGCCTGGAAAGCTTCCATCAAATTGATTTGCGCTACTATAAACAGCTAAAGGAACTGTACCACTTGTTTGATTTATAATGTCTGCACTTGTATCTGCAAAATGTTTTACATTTAAAGTGTCAACATTTACTTGCGTACCAGTAATAGTACCAGCAGCAATTTGTGTAGCTGTTATTGTGTTGGCTGCAATTTGCGATGCTGTTACAGTGCCATCAACAATTAAATCTCCATCAATATAATTATTTATAGCTGAAAAAGAACTACCATCATGTTTATATGCAACTTGTGCATTTGTATCTGTTCTTGCAACTACAACAATATCATTAGCTTTTGGATTTCTACCAAATGCAGTATTAAATTCTGAATCAGAAGGTGCTGTAGTTGCATTACTTCTTTCAAATCTTAAAGTTGCTGGAAATATTGCAGTAGCACCAAGATTTGCACTTCCAATAGTTCCTACTACAAGATTGCCACCATTATAAGTTACTGTAGTTCCATCTATATTTGTTAATGTTAAATCACCATTAATAGTTACGCCTGTAGCTGTCAATGCACCTGCTGGAGTTACCCTAAAAGGTGCTGAACCAAAAGTTGCGTTTCCAAGATATATACCATTAGAATCAGCCTTAAATATGCTATTTCCTGAGCCTATGGATATAGAACCATTAAATGTTCCACTAGTTGCATTAACCTCACCTGTTATCGTGGCATTAGTTGCTGTTAAAGCTCCTGCCCTTGTAACTCTAAATGGAGCTGATCCAAATGTATTATTTCCAAGATGTATACCATCTGCTGTACTTAAAGAAACTCTAGTGCTACCACTACCTGCTACTAATGATGATGAACCTAAAGTAAAGCCACCTATAGTTCCTGAAGTAGATGTTAATGAGCCTGTGAACGAGCCACTTGTTGCTGTGACTGCACCTGTAATAGTAGCTGATGTTGCAGTCAATGCTCCATCACTAGCTACAACAAAAGTACCTGAACCTATATTGAGATCACCACCTGATATTGAACCTAAGTCTGATGATATAGCTTGTAAATTATTTACATCAATTTTAACTGCTGTGATTGCATCGGTTGCAATTTGCGTTGCAGTGATTGTTCCTGCTGCAATTTCATTAGCAGTCAAAGTGCCTGTTGCAATATTTCCTGCTTCTATTGTTCTTGCTATTACTTTTGCACCTGCAATAGTTCCATCAACTATTAAATCACCAGTAGTAAAGTTAGATATTTCTACAAATGTACTGCCATTCCATTTATAAGCCTTTGAGACTTTAGGACTAGCACTAGTGTTAACCATAACTAAAATATCATCATTTAGAGGTGTTCTTCCATATTCTGTATTAAATTGTGATGATGTTAATGCAGTAGTAGTGTTACCTTCTTTATGAAAATATCCTGAAAAATCAGGTAAGTTAATATCAGGTGCTTCAACCTTAGTAAAATTACCACTATTAGAACTAGTGAATGCTGAAGTTAAACCTGTTCTATTGACAGCTTTTGCCCAAAAGAAATATGTAGTTCCTGCTGCTAAACCATCTTGCTCACCAAAAGATATTGTAGATATTGCATTAGGCTCACCTGCAACTGTGGCTTTTAATGTGGTTTCATTAGTAGGTGCTGAATTAGAAGTAGTAGCATAAATCTTAACTGAGCTTAAATCAGAATTGTTAGGATTAGTCCATGATACTTTTACTGCTAATGGACTTCCATCACTAGCATCTAAATTAGTTGGAACACTTGGTGCTGTGGTAGTAGCACCTGATGCTTTTGATACTTCACTTGTAAGATCACTAAAAACATTATTACCTGAAAAATGTCTTGCTGCAAAATGGTATGTTTGGTTTTGCAAAAGATTAGTTATTTTTAAACTAGTTATACCTTTTCCAACAATCTGACTTTCTGTATATGTGCCACTTGATGTTCCATATTTAATTTCAGTTCCTTGTATTTCATCTGATGGATTATTAGTCCATGATGTATTCATGCTGATATTTGTTGTTGCTTGTTCTACAACCACAACTGGATTTGCTACTGAAAAACTTGTTGGTGCAGTTACAGAAAAACTACCTGTAGAAACGCTTGTGCCTTCGTCTACAGGGTTTGTATAATCACTTTGGGCAAAATTAAATACAGATGCATCAATCTCTTTAAGAGCAAGAGCAGTAGCTAATACTGGAGCATCAGCATCACCTATAACTTCTAAATTGGTTGATAAAACTTCAAATGTTTTATTGGTATAACCTAATCTTTCATTTGTAAGGTAAACCCAGTCAAAAGGTTGTAATTGCATAAATTTAATATTACACATGACTGATAAAGTTACTTCTTTTCTATGATGCAATAATGCGGTTTTCTGTAACCTTTGTGCCATAGAACTTGTATCAGTAAAAGGCAATTGTATTTCTAATGTTTTTCTATAATTAGCACTACTTTCTCCTGATGGTGTATCTGCACTTAAAAATGTACTGCTAGTGAATACAGGAGAATCAGTAGCTACATAATTTGTATTTGCATCAACATAAACAGCTTTGACGGTATTATATGATTCACCACTTGATTGTTTAGTAGTAATTGCAATAGGTGCTAATAAATTATCATCAGTAATTGTCATATCAGGGGTTACAGATGCTCCTGCAAACATTACAAACTTACCATCTATATAAGATAACTTGCCTGCACATGCACTTAACAAACCTTCTATAACACTTTGTCCACTAGCTGACATATTAGTTATACCATTAGCTGTATATGCTCCTTCACTAAAAGTTAAAGTTGTTCCATTTGTAATTGATTGTGCTGAAGATAAAGTAATTGTATTAAGTAATCTTCTTATTACTGTTACTGTTCCTGAAATTCCTGATCCTGTTACCACATGACCTACATCAATAAGTGTATTTGTTGGTTGTGCATTTATGGTTACATTGACTGAACTTGAAGTAGTACCATTTGTTGTAGCTGTAGCTACAGTTCCGCTACTATCACAAGTATTAGCAGCGGACTGAAATCCGCCAAGATTAGTTGTATCATTGACTTCACTAGAAGTTGCTTTTAAACCATAAGTTGTATTAGTCACATAATCTCTTACACATAAAGCAGGGTTTTCACTCCAAGCAGTTGAACTATCTCTTGGGTCAAATACTTTTTTACCTCTTACTACAAAAGCTAATGGCGGTATACCACCACCAAATGCTTCAGAGTCAAAAACCATTTCAATGTACACATAAGCACAATCAATAAATTTATCATTAGAGTTAAGAGAACATGCACCTATAACTGTTGAATTAGCAGAAGTTTGTGAACCATCAACAAAAACGAATCGCATTAACCTTCCACTACCAAAGTTATTTTCATTATCAGTATTGGTAAATTTAGAATTTGTAACTACCTGAAATCCACTTGCTGTTGTAGTTGTTAAAACTTCGTCATTCACTATGACTTCTTCTAATGCATCTATTTCATGACCTGCAAGTACAACAACCATTTGTAATTTAAAATTGTCTGTGCCAGTAGTTTCAATATGAGTTATTGTTCCGCCAACTCTACACCTTCCATATATTATCTGTCTGGGAGCTACAACTGATCTACTAGCTACCTTTGTACCAAAGTTTTCAGCAGCTACACTATCTATTCCTTTTGAAAGCAATCCATTAACTAAAGTGCTTACTGCACTCATTGAAGCAATAGTTAAAGTGCTTACACCTGCAAAAGTTGCACCGAGCATAGTAGCTGCGCCACCTATACCTAATAAAGCTAATCCAGTGGTAACTAAAAAGGTTACTGCAAATACTTTAGCTGCTGCTTTTATAGCCTTAGACATTAGATATTCTCCAAACTGATAATATGTCAACGCCTTGTTTTGCAACTACCATATCGTCTGAAGGTGTTAATACCTTAAACCCATCAGATATGCCTACTAGCTCATTTTCTTCTTTATAAACTATTAGATCACCTTTTTGCATAAAGGCATTTTCAACTTTAATAACACCTTTTGATTTACAGGCTTTAGCTATACTTTTTGACATAGTGCCGCCATAGTTTTTTATAGATTGCATTGCTTCTTTTTCATTTTTCCATTTCAGCTCTTTAGGTATTAAATCTTCACCAGTCATTGCTTTGATAACTGCATTAGAAAATTTACAGCAATCCCATGAACCCCATTTAAAAGGTTTAAATCTATTATTAGCAATAAATTCATCAAACAGTATTTGCCAATTATCTTTTTTAGTTAACATTTAATTTCTCTCAACAGGCGGTAATCTTTTTGTAATACCACCGCCACCAGTACCAGTACTGCCACCAGTGTTAGAAGAAGATCGTCCCCATATAATTTCTTTATCTTGTAATGAAGCTACCCTGTTAAAACAAGAATCAGACGAATCTATAAACTTTTGTGATTCTTTGGTGTATCTTAAATTTGATGGTCTTTCTAAATCTATCAATCTGTTTTCTGCATCTATAGTAATAGTTGAACCATTTGGGTCATCATTAATTGTCATAGACTGCATACGACCTTTAAAAAGCGTCATAGTACCTACGACTGTGTCTGTACCACCTGAAAGATATCCTAGAAATACTGTAATAAATCTATTTTGATAGTTTTCAGTCAAAGCTAAATTTAAAACTGTAGCATCCATACCTGCAAGAGCAACAGATAAACCGCTTGATTTTAATTCAAGGGTATCTTCTATATTAGATATAGCTAACAGTGTACCAACACCTGTATAAGAAGCACCACTAATTGATAAATCATAATCACCTGACCAAACTCTAATAGTTTCTGTATCAAATTCTGCTTTTACTGCTAAAAATAATACTTGATGATCTGCTTCAAGGTAGCTTTGAATAGAACTATCTATACCACCTCTATTAGACATTTAAACTACCTCAATACAAGTAAAAGATATTCCATAGTTAGATATATTATTAGCGTCCCAGTCTACATCTTTTGTTGTTAATCTAAACATACCTTTTGGTAAAACAAATCGCACTAGATGGTCTTCTGTTAATGCAGTTCGTAATTTAGGTTGTATCTTTACACCATAAGTATCTGCACCACCATTTACATTTAAAGTAGCATCTTCTGTAACCATTACATATTGCACAGGATTACTACCTGCGGTAGAGCTTGATGTTATCTGTAAATAGTCACCTTTTTTTATTGTACCAGTTGCACTGTTAGAGCTTGATGCTAGGTTTAACCCTGTAGCACCTTTTTGGTTAGAAAGTATCTTACAACCTGTTACATCGGCTTCTGTGACTAATGTTATAGCAGTTTCAGGTTGTACTGTTACAGTATATGCATTTGTTTTAACAATTACTTTATGTGTGCCATTATTTTGAGGTTTTGAAGAACCAGTAACAATAATAAAATCACCAACTAAAACATTTGCAAAAGGTGTTGTATTACTCGGTGCAGTTATTGTGTTATTTACATTAAAATCTAATTCAATTGCACTTGTTTGATTAGCTCTATTTTTAGCTTTAAGATCATCAGCATTATAAGTACCTGTATTAGTTAAAGCATCAGGGTCTGCAAATTTAAACTGATTTACAGGACCATTGCACTCTAATAAAAAAGATTGCCATTCAGAAGCAACATCTCTACGCATAGGCGGTAAGTTAACAGATGCTTCCCAGTAAACCCCATCAAATTCTTGTGTGCTTATTTTTCCTGTGTATGGACTAGATACAGTTCCTATAGTTCTAATTAACCTAAAATTACTTTGTATAAAATTAGGTGATGTTGGCATTGTTACTAATTTACCCACCTTGTAAGCTCCTTCTAAAAGTTCCACCACGCATTGCTGATTCTTGTACAGCAGCTTTAGTCACATCAGCTATTTGTGGCATCATTTGCATAACCTCTGCTCTAACAGTTGGTACAACTCCTGTAGCAAAGTTTATTGATTGATTGACAATTATTGGATTTCCACCACCTAATGCATTTTTTGTATTCATATTATTCATAACAGTGCCACCTGTGTTTGGCACAAAAATTTCAGCTCCTCTTTCACCCACAAGTGTTGGCACACCTTTTTGAACAGTGCCACCACCAGCTTTTCTACCACTTAGTGTTGGTAAAGAAAATCCTTCTATGTTAAAACCACTTTTGCCAAAAATTGATACTAATATTTCATTTATAACTGCCATTTGCATAAATGTGGAAATAATTTGACTAACTATATTTTTAGAAAAATCTTGAAAGCTTTGAAGTGCATTCTCTCCTTCTAATAAAGCATTAACAAAATCATTTGTGAAAGATAAAGACATACTTTGTATTGCAGGTGCAAGTACCTCTGTAAAAGTTCTTGCATTTTCATCTGTAACAACTGTTAAATCATCTAAAACTTTTTTAAGTTGTGGAACACTTTCTATACCAATCTCGTCTAATAATTCTTTATATTTTTCAAATATCTCATTTGCGTTTTGTTGTGCAAATGTCAAAAGTGCTGTACTACCTTGTAACTTTTCTTGATGCTTTTGTACAAGACCCATTACATTTGCCATCTTGCCTTGTATCAATAAGTTTTGTACATCAGCATCTTCTTTTGTATCTTCTTCGTCTGTTCTAATTGTAATTTCATCTTCTATTTCTTTAATAATATTTCTAAGTTGTTCAGGACTTTTATTACCAAATAAAAGTTTTTCAATAAATCCTCTATCTTCAGGGTCAACATCTACACCAAATAAATTTATTGCATTTGTTGTTCTATCTAATTGTCGTTGCAAAGATTCTGCTTCTTTTTTTAAATCTTCTAATGTTGCTCTTCCTTCTCTTAATCTTATTAATCTTGCAAATCCTGAAACTAATTCAGATACTTCATCTGTTATACCTTTAAGAATACCCTCTAAATTTGTTTTAAAAATTTCATTACCCAAATCTTTAAAAGCAATTTGCATATTAGATATTTTCACAGACAGATTATCCATCTTACTTGCCATTGCTCCACCAAATTGTTTTTCTAAAACATCTGTCAAAGCTTCAACAATAATTTTTGCACCATCTGCTGTTTGACCAAAATCTGACAATTCTAATCTTGATAATCCAAGTTCCTCTTTTAACCCTTTAAATACATCAATACCTCTGTCTGCTAACATATTTAGTTCTTGTAAACCTAAAGCACCTGCTTCTGCCCTTTGCACTACTCTAATCAAAGCTTCAAATGCACCTCTCTGATCTACTGCAACAGAAGCAGTGTCAGCAAATACTTGCATCATTCTTGTAGTTGGTTCTATACCGACAGAACCTAATGATATAAAAGCTTTTGTAACAGTATCAATTTGAAATGGAGTTGTTTGTGCAAATGTAAGTATTCTCTGAAATTGTTTGTCACCTGCTTGAACAGAGCCAAAGACAGTATCAAGTGAATCTTTTAAATCCTCAAATTCCATACCTGATCTTGCAGCAAATGAACCAAGTTTACCTACTCCGATAAGCACAGCACCAATTGCGGCTGGTCCAGCTAATGCTTTAAGACTACTTGCTAAAGCACCTGATGCTCCTCCTAAAGCACCAAAAGCTGCACCACCAACAGCACCAGTAGTTCTGATTTTGCCTTCTATTTGTTTTAATTCTTTTTTAAGCTGTTTTGTATCAGCTTTTATTTGAATTATTAGTTCGTCAACTTTTGTACCACTAGCCATCAGGATATAACTCCATCATTTCTTCTAATCTATCTTTTGTCATAGGTTCATCAGGTTCTTTTGCACCATGAAACTGTTTGAATCCTTGAATAGCTAGATACATCTCACGAGGAGATAAGTTCCAAAAGTCAGTAGGTCTCATGTTCATCATACCAACACAGATTTTTACATAGTCTGCCCAGTTAATGCTTATAGGGTTCATGCTACTTGTTCTTTTTTTTTATCTTCCTCGTCTGAGTCGTTGTCGGTTAATGTAGCAGCTAAGAGTTTAGCTACTTCGGTTGATGCTACTACTATTCCTACTTCTTGAATAATAGAGCCTATCTTTTTGTCGTCAAAATCATTGCCACCACCTCGTAGTGCATTCTTTAAAACAACAATAAGTGTGCGAACACGCACTTTAGCTTCAGCAATGGCAGTAGCTAATTCTAAAATGCCTTTATCTAGTTCGTCTTCTATTCTTACCAATGCATCTATTGTGAGTCTGCATTTGTAAGTTTCTTTACCAAGTGTTAAAGGTATTTCACCCTTTAGTGGATTCGCCATCTGACTTTTCTCCTTTGTCTAAAGTTGCGTTTGCAACCTGAATTGTTTGTATATTATCTCTGTAATCTACGTTTGTAGATAACACCTTTGTTTCTTTGCCATCAATATTCACAGTCTCGCCAACTTTTACATTAGCAGGTAAAACAAGTTCACCCTTGTATAACATTCCATCTACAAGACTTTTGTTATGTTTGACCTTAACTTGCTTCATATTACACTGCTGCAAATGTTATGTAACCTGCAGATTCAAATGTGAATGAATAAGTCGCTTCACCATTAAACTCTCCTGCAAACTCCATACTTGCTATCATAAAAGCACCTGTATATGTACCTAGATCAGGAATCAAGAACTGAAAGTTTTTAAATGCAGGTGTTTGTGCAGATGAACCATCAGATGTAGGTTGTTGTGCTTGGAATGTAGTTCTTACAAGTGCTTCTGCTGTTGAATCAGTAAAAACTCCTGATCCACTAACTGAAATACTGTTTACCCCTGCACCTGCTAATAAAGTTCTTGTTCCAAGACTGTCTTTATTAGTTATATCTACTGCTTCATCATTAAGAGTTATTGATGATGACCTAAGACCACCGATGGTTACAAAAGTAGAACCACTAGTGTTAATCTTCATTAAGACATCTTTACCTTTTTGTGCTGCCATATTTTTCTCCTATAAAATTAGTTTGTACCTAATATTATTGCTCGGAATCGCATGACTCCATGTCTAGTAACACCATCTGGGTCTCTCATTATGTCACTAAATTCAAATCTTAAATTAATTAGATTAAATCCAGTAACGCTTAGATTACTATCATGCAATAAATCGTGTATCTTGTCCATTATTTCCTTTGTTTCTTTACTACCTTTGTATTGTGACCAAATATGTATGTTTATAGTATATTCACCACCTACTAAATCTTTTGTACCATAATCAATAGCTGTTTCTTCACCTAAAGCAATAAATGGATAAGTATCGCCTTCTACAACTTCATCAAATACGCCACATGACAAGGTGTCTGTGATTGCACTAACATTAAGTGCTGTATATATAGCACTTTGAAGTTGAAACTGACCAATACTCATTTCAATATACCTTTTTTAAACATATTTTCTATTTTTCTACGATTTTTTTCTAAAGCAGGTTGCATAAATGGTCTTTCTGTCATATTTGTTGTACCAAACTCTAGATGTTTAGAATAAGGTGCTGCTGATATAATTTGACCTATCACAGTTCCATTTGATTTAATATCTATATCCATAGTTATTTGACTAGCTAAAAAACCAGTGTCACTTGCAGGTGGTTGATTAGGTGCTGATGCAGTATGTGTTCTTCTTGGCTCGTATTTTTGATACGTTTTACCTGAACCACCTGCTAATATACTTTGCTTCGCTGTATTTTGCACCATTAAAGTTCCACGAGTAACATATTCTTTTACTTTATTATCTTGTAAAGATTTATTTAGTTTTTTATTGAAAGCTTTTAAATTAGTTATTTTTAGATCAATGCCATCACTCATATTGCTACGCCTTCTTCACACAATAGTTTTAAAAATCTATCTCTTTCATCTACATTAACTATACCTTTTACATTAAAGTTACGAGTTCCATAAGTTACCCTACTATTAGTAGATATATTGGTCATATAACGTATTGTAACCTCGTGTGTGACCTTCTCTTGAACTATGCCTTGTCTATAGGTGCTATTAGCATTTGTTGGCTTTATATTGGCATAAATATAAGTAACTGGTGAGTAGCTTTGTGAAAGACCGCCACCTGCATCACGAGTATTAGTGGCATTTTCAATTGCAACTCTATAACGCATTTTGCCAATAGAGTTAGACATTTAACCCAAAGCCATAAGAGAAGATGAACCTAACCCTTTATGAACAACGTAAGGTGCATATAATGACCTTAACATAGGGGGATAAGGTAATTTGGCATCATACATATCACCTCTATGCTCATAAAGGAAGGCAATGTGTTGTAATATTCCTAATCTTAATGGTTCAGGAATACTATATTGTGATGTGTAACCTGCTATGTATTTAACTTCTATAGCATTAGCAACTCTTAATGCAGTTGGAAATGTACTACCAGTTCTTAAAACTATTCTTGCAGGTTCTCTAGCATTGTCTACATAGTATTTAGTAGCAGCCATAGTAGTAGCTGTATCTGCATCATCATAAGTCTTAACATGTGTAACAGAAGCTACTGGTGATCGTGGCAATACTACATAGTTTTTATAATAATTAAGGTATGGACCAGTTCTTATGCCTTCCCATAAAGGGTCTTCAATATCTTCAAAAGCATCTAAATATAAGATAAGAGTTTGTGTCATTAAAGCTCTACCAGTATGCTCTTCACAAAACCTTCTAGCTGTTTCTATAAATGGTCTTATTATTCTTTCATCTGTAGAATCATCTACACGTAAGTATTCTTTGACTTCTTGCAGTGTTACTGGCTCTTGAGTTGGTTCTACACTTACTGTTAATCCTGCCATTAGATAAATGCTCCTATAATTTGTGAGCCTATAATAAGTATATATAAACCCCAAATTTGTTGTTCCATACGAACAAATCTTGCAGAACCTGCTTCCATACGTCTTTCTATATTTTCATAGCGTATAGCACATATCTGTTCATGAAGTTCTAACTTCGTGAGATCAGTTGGGTTTTTTATCTCCACTTTTGGCATCTTCATTATTTGCTTCCATTTCTTTTGGCAAATTATTTTTTAACTCTGCCATAAAATGATTTATGAGTACATCTGCTTTTTCAATTTCAAATTGTGCGTTTGTAACCATGTCATTTTTTTGTTTTTGTATGATGGCTAATTTGTTATAAATTACTTTACCTTCATCAGACATTTCATCTATTAGGTACTGTTTTTCAACATCTTTGTCATCTAATTTTTCTGTAAGTGTTAGAACTTGTGGTTCTTCATTTACTGCATTATCTTTAGCTTCTGCCATAATTAATTCTCCTAATTAAAAGTTATATATTAACATCATAAATCAAGATGCTAAAGGTTTTATTAACTGTTGTCAGTTATGTACTTTTTACCAGTTGCAACTGCTGCAACGTGAGTAGTCTTTTTACTATCTGCTGCACCTTTTACATCTGGAGTATCATCATCGCTATCAACAGGTGCATATTCTAAAATAATTTCAAGATGATCTACGTTTCTTTGAACCATCTCGTTTATTTCAGCTTGTGTCATTCCTTCAACGTCCCAACTTCCAGCTTTTACACCGTCAATTAAGTTTACGCTATCAGTTCCTGCTGCTAAACATTCTGTTACTGTTTGTGCCATTCTATTCTCCTTTTAGAGTTTTTAACTCTTGTTTTAATTCATCTACTTGCGTAGACAGTTCTTGTACTGCTTTGATAATTGGAAAAATATAATCAGCTGGTCCAATTTCTTGTTGTCCATCTGGTTTTTCTCCCCAAGTACCATCGTAGTGCTCAATACCTAATTCATCAATAACTTCTTTTACTTCTTGTGCTATAAGACCCATTTTTTTATTAGGTGTTACAGGTGTAGTATCTTCAGGATTGTATGCATCCCATTCTTTAGGAAACTCAGAAGGTGCTTTCCAGTTAAAGATTACTGTTCTTAGTTTTTTTATAAACTCTAAACCCATACTGCTGTCTTCAATATTAGTTTTCTTACGAACATCTGAGACTTGGTCCCAAGTAGCATCATCTAAAAAGTCATTTCTAATGTGTCCGCCTGAAGCACCAATATGCACTGCATTATTAGTTGTACCGTTAAAATCTTGTCCAATAACAAAACGTCTGTCCGAAGTAGCAGAACCAGTATCTACATTAAATCCAACACATAAATTATAATTACCAGTTGTGATGCTATCACCTGCTCCTGCACCTATTGCTGTGTTTTCAGTACCTGTAGTGTTTGCTCCTAATGCACTTTCTCCAACTGCTGTGTTATGTGCAGCTGAAGTATTAGCGTCTAACGCAAAAGCACCAACTGCTGTGTTACTGGCACCTGTATTAACATTTAAAGCATAAGCTCCAACTGCTGTTGAACTACCATTAGTTGTTATAGCTTGTAATGCTGAACGACCTACAGCAGTATTATAAGATGCTGTGGTAGCACTATCTAAAGAACTCATACCAACTGCTGTGTTGTCTGCTCCTGTGGTATTTGCAACTAGAGAATTTAATCCCATTGCTGTATTGCTATTCCCTGTAGTGTTTGTAGCTAGAGATTGTAATCCCATTGCTGTATTATGCGAACCTGTTGTGGTTGCTTCTAAAGATGATTTACCAACTGCTGTGTTGTTACTGCCTGTAGTGTTGTGTTGTAAAGAGTTAACACCAAAAGCAGCATTATTGGATGCTGTAGTATTTTGAGATAAAGCATTAGTACCAACTGCTGTATTTTCACCACCT